TGACGGTCTCGGGCATCTCGGGCGTCAACGTGACGCTATCCGGCCTGCCTGGGCCGACCTCGCTCTTCGTCGATCTGAGCTACACGACGAGCACCGCCGACAAGCTGCGGCAGCAGTTCAAGTCCGGGTCCGGGACGCAGACGTCGACCGACTGGGGCGGTGATCCGAGCGCGCCGAGGTGGACAACGAATCACCGGCTGCGCGGCGTCGCGTACAGCCGCTTCGCGTCTCTCTGGGACGAAGCGGCATTCCAGAACGGCCAGCCGGACACGACGGCGGTGCTCAAGGGCGGCGGGGCCGACGGCCATCCGTTCTACGACCCGCGCGACGCGTCCAATCCCACCTACACCGACAATCCGGCGCTGCTCGCGGCCTGGTGGATGACGCTGCCGCAGGCTCTCGGCGGCTGCGGGTATCCGAGCGACTGGATCGACTGGGTAGCGGTCGGCGTCGCGGCGAACATCTGCGACGAGCTGGTGACCGTCAAGACGTTGGACGGCACAAGCACCGAGTCGATCAAGCGCTACCAGTGCCACACGGTGCTCGACACCGCGGACGCGCCGCTCGGCAATCTCGACAAGATCCTGCGCTCGATGGCGGGCCGGCGGGCGTTCACCGGCGGCAAGTACAAGATCATCGCAGGCGCGTTCCGGGCGGCCACCCTCACGATCACCGACGACGACATCGTCGGTACCAAGCCGATCTCGATCGACGCGACCGGCGGCGACGTCACGCCGGCCAACATCGCCACCGGAACCTTCGCGGACAGCACGAAGGCGTGGCAGGGAACGTCGCCGACGGTGGTCCGCAACAGCACGTACGTGACCGAGGACGGCGCCGAATCCACGGTGGACGTCGATCTGTCGTCGGTGACCGATCCGCGCCAGGCCAACTACCTGCAGGGCATCGCGATCGAGCTGACCCGGCCTTGCATGCGGGGCAGCCTCTCGGTGAAGGGCATCGGCGAGGACATCGCGCTCTTCGACACGGTGGAACTGGACATCACGAACCGATCGGTCTACGCCGGCAAGACGTTCGAGGTGACCTCGCTCACCGACAACTGGGACGGGACGTTCGATCTGGTGCTCAACGAGATCCGCTCGACCAGCTACGCGCTCGACTACACGACGTGGACGCCGCTGGTGCAGCCGACGCCGCCTGACCTGTCGTACCTGTGGGACGTCGACGCAGTCGCGGGGCTGAGCGTTTCGGTAGGCTCGCCGCAAAAGTTGCTCAACGGCAAGTCGGTCTCTGCTGTGTCGCTCTCGTGGACTGCGCACACGCAGGACAGCGTGCTGGCGACCGGACGGATCGAGCAGCGCTACCGGCGCATCGGCGACTCCGGCTACACATCGCTCGGCGATGTCGAGGGCGACGCGACGGGTACGGCGTTTTCGGCCGCGCTCACCGACGGCTCGACGTATGAGTGGCAGGTGCGCGCGCGCAATTCGGTGGGCGCGGTGAGCCAGTGGTCGAGCGTCTACGCGACGGTGATCGGGTCGAAGGCATTCGTGACGCACACGATGTCGATCACGCCGGACCCGGGGTGCGAGAACTGGGATGCGTGGGTGTTGGAATCCGGGACGAGGCCAACGTCGGTGGTCGTCGGTTCGGACGAATTCGGCGGGCGTATGTGGTACTCGTCGGTCCTGTCTCGGTTCTACAGCAAACCCGTCTCGATTGATCGGACCAAAGCGTACCGAGCGATCTGCAATGTGAGCGTGTCGAGCTTCGGTCAGACTGGCAACTGCTACCTGCTCTGCGCCTTCTTCGACAAGAATGGAGCGCTCATCAATGGCTCGTCGGATGGCGCCGGGTGGCCTAGCTACGGCACGTATCACTACTTCGGCGTCGTCGGCACGGTGCCGACTTACGCGGGTGAGTATTCGATCGCATTTGGCGCGGGCCAGGCGCCCGTGATCCCGGCAAACGCGTACTTCGTGTCGATCGGCGTCCTCGCGATGGTCAACTCCGGTACCGGAGCGATCTACTGGCAGGGCCGCATCCAGCAGCTGCAGGAGACGGACCTGATCGCAGCGGGTGCGGCGACGGAGGTGCAGACAGGTACTAGCGCATCCGGCACATCGACCATCACGAGCCCTGAACATCGCGCGGCGTTTTCTGGTTCGATCTGTACGTTCACGAACGACAGTGATGGGCCGCTTCAGGTCCTGATGCTCGGCACAATCAATGTGACCACACCGAGCGCGACGATTGGGTCGTCATTCTTCGGGATCTATTCTGCAGGCCCTCCGGTCGTTCTGACTCAATGCGGAGCGCCGGCACTGCTCGGTTCGTCAACCGGTAAGCGCACATACGCAGGCGTCGACACGCTGCCTGCCGGCACGACGCGCACCTATGCGCTTGGCTGGTATGCAGGCAGCAGCGACTCGGTCAGCTACTCGGACCTTGAGGTCCGATACGAGATGATCAAGCGATGAACGTCCTCGTTCACTACGCCGATGCCGATACGGGGGCCTTCTCCGGCATTTCGTGGAGCGGGATGCCGTCGTCCATGCCTCAGTACGCCGGGCTGCGCGCTGTCGATGTCACGGCCGTCGAGCGGTTCGATTGGCAGTCCATGCGCTGCGATCTTGCGACCGGTCGGGTCGTCGACTATCAGCCGCCGGCGCCACCGGATACCGAGTTCGAGACTTTCGCATGGGATGACGCGCTGCGCCGCTGGGTCGGCACGCCTACCGTGGCGGCGCACTGGCGCCACGTGCGCGCCGAGCGTGATCGACGCCTCGCTGCCTGCGACTGGATTGTCGCTCGATCCTCTGAGCTCGGCGAGCCTGTGCCGCAGGCGTGGCGCGATTACAGACAGGCGCTGCGCGACATCACGACGCGGGCCGATCCGCTGAATATCAAATGGCCGGAGCCGCCAACATGAGGCAATTCATCGCGCTGATTCTTCTTGCCTTCGCCGCTGCCGTCCACGCGCAGCCGTTCGTTGAACTTGGCGTGGGCGCCGTAGTCGGGGGGTGCATCGCAAACGGATACAGCGAGTCAGCCGCGCCTGCGCTGAGCGCGATTCGTGGCTCGCCGCCCGAAGCCGTGAACGTCCACTGTTCGCGCGGGGCGATCGGAATCGCTGCGATCGGGTATCAAATCACCGAGCGGTTGAGCGCGCAGTACGAGCACATATCGAGCGTGCCAGACGGCCACGATCGCGGCCTTGAAGTGTTGTCGATTCGCTACCGCTACACGTTCAAATGATCCGCTTCGCCGCCCTTGCCGCGTTCGTCGAGCTGGCCGCGCTCGCCGCCTTCCCGCTCGTTCCGATCGCGGTCGCATTCAGCGACAGCCTCGGCCACCTGCCGCGCTGGGCACGGTGGCTGGAGACGCAGGACCGACCCGGCTGGCTCGGCCCGCCGTCCGAAGGTTACCCGGCGACCCGCTGGGGCCTGATCCGCTGGCTTTGGCGCAACCGGGCATACCGGCTGCGCAACCGCTACCGAGCCACGCCGGACTACGACGACATCGCCATCACGGTCGGCGGCCAGATCGCGCACCCGCGGCTCGGCGTCGGCCGGCTCTCGATCGACATCCACTCGCAGGGCCGCACCTGGTGGTATCGCCGCTGGTCGCTCGGCCTCGTGCGCGCGGTTGTCTACGTCCACGCCGGCTGGAAGCTGATCGGCTACGTCGAGGGCGCGCGGCCGGAACCGGATTCGCTGGCGAGCACGGGGATGTTCATCGGCGTGGCGATTCGGACTGATGGATTGGGGGATCGAGATCATGGCGGCTGAACCGCAGGGCATTTTGGACACCGTGGCGCAGGCCGCGGCGAAGCTCTGGCCGGGGCTGGCCGGCGCGCTCGTTGCGCTGCGGTGGCTTCCCGTGGACTCGACCCGCTGGGATCGGTTCTTCGCGGCGATCGGCGGGTTCGTCGCCGCCGCCAACCTCGGACCGGCAATCTCCGACGTCGTCGGCATCTCGAGCCAGCGAGTCGAGGCCGGGATCGTGTTCGCTACCGGCCTGTTCGGGATGGCGGTTGCGGGCGAGGTTCTGGCATCGATCAAGCAGCTCCAGCTTGCCGAGATTGCACGAGACGCCATCCGCAAGATTTTCAGAATCGGAGGCTGAGCCATGATCGAGGCGCTGTACTACCTCTCGCTCGCCGTCGTCATCGTCGCGGCGCTCGTGGTTGCGCTGCACTCGGCCATTCCAGGCGGGTTCGTCGGCGCGACCGCGCTCGGCGGCGTGGCCGTGTTCGCGATGGCGGGATTCGACAACTCGCCGCCGACCTGGCTGGTCGGCTTCATGGCGAGCCTCGCCGGGACGTGCGTCTGGGCGCTGACCCGATGGCGCATGTACCGGACGGACAGGTGCTTCAAGGTCGGCGGGACGGATTGATGGACGCCTTCCAGCGCGCGTTCGAGGTCGTGATCGGCCACGAGGGCGGCTACGTCAACGATCCGCGCGACCCCGGCGGCGAGACGAAGTACGGCATCAGCAAGCGCGCGAACCCGGACGTGGACATCCGCAACCTGACGCTCGCCAAAGCGCAGTGGATCTATCGCCAGCGGTATTGGCTGCCGCTGCATGCCGACGCGATGCCGGAAGCTGTGGCGGTGCAGGTGTTCGACGCGGCGGTGAACCACGGCCTCAAGCCGGCGACACGGATGATGCAGCGGGCGCTACAGGTGCCGGACGACGGGATCATCGGGCCGGTGACGCTGCGGGCGATGACGACGGTCGAGGATGCGCGGTTCCTTGCGCACTTCGCCGCTGAGCGGCTGACGTTCTACACCGACCTGGCTGGCTGGGACGTGTACGGCCGCGGCTGGACCCGGCGCGTCGCCAGCAATCTGAGGCGGGCGTGATCCCGATCCCGGCCGCCGTCGTTCGCTGGCTCGTCGGGCTGCTGGTCTGTGCTGGGCTGCTCACCGCCGCTTGGTTTCATGGCCGGTCGATAGGCGTCACGTCCGAGCGCGCCGTCTGGACCGAGCGCCAGATCATCGCCGAGCGCGCGGCGCGGCAGACGGAAACCGATCTTGCCGCGCTGGCCGCGAAGTCGGCAGCCCGGCAGGCGCAGAAGGAGGCGCTGCTCAATGACCAAGCCCAACGACAAACGGCTGCGTGGCGCGCCGCTATGGCTCGCTTGCGCGATCAGCGCATCCCTGCTGCTGTCGGCGTGCAGCTCGACGCCGCCGGCGGCCTGTCCGCAGCTCCCGCCGTGGCCGAGCCACCTCGAGCCGATCCCGATGGTCCCGCACTCGATCAGCTCGTCCGGCTTGCCGACGAGCTCGACACCGTCCGGGAAAACTACCAGCGGTGTGCGGTGAACATCGAACGTCTGAGTGCTGCGCGTGACTGGTATAACGAAATCCGCGAAAGGGTCAACGAACCTTGACTTGGCCCTCGGTCTCAAAGGGTGCTGTATGGGTGCAGTCGGCGCTTCGCCTCGACGTATGCGGCATGCGCTTCTTCAGGCGTACTGAACACGCCGATATGTTTTCTGCCAACCATCGGGACGTTAATTTCCGCCTTGAATTTATCGCGGCATCTAGAAACGCCAAGCAGCCCTGTAAACGAACCCTTAGTGGCAGAGCGCCGATTCTGCTTGTTCTCCGCGTTGGTTATGTCGCGCAGGTTGTTCCATTTGTTGTTCGCACGATCGCCGTCGATGTGATCGACCTGGTGTTGAGGCCATTCACTGAGCACCCACAAGAAAGCGAGGCGGTGGGCGTAATACCGACGACCATGAATGCAGATCTCGATGTACGAGAAGCTGGAAGTGCTGCCTGCAACGCTTCCGACAGGCCTGATTGGTGACAACTGCTGAGCCCATGTGAAAACCCCGGTGTTGGGGTCATAGTGGAGCAGCTCACGCAATCGCTCTGCGGTAAGATTTTCTTTAGCCATGAAGCACCCAGTATGCTGATTGGTCAGAGGCCGCCAAGCATCGCAAGTGCTTTGGCGGCCTCGCCATTTTAACGTGCGCAGGTAACTTTTAATACCAATGCACGCAATCTGCGCGGCCAACATCAGCCGACTGACCGAGGCGCGCGAGTGGTACGACGCGCTAAGGGAGCGCGTCAATGCTCGTTGAGTGGATCATCGACCTCTGGGCCTGGTGCGTCGCGCACCTGGTCGTCTGGGTGCTCTGACGCGCCAGATCGGCGCAGGCGGCGCGATCGGCGGGCCGGAGGTATCAGCGGTCGTCCGGGCGGGTGATCGGCGCTCAGGCGCCCGCGTAGGCGTCCGCGAGCAGCGCGTGAGCGCGGCGCAGCCTGCTCACCAGTCTCGACACGCTCGGCGATCCGTCTGGACGAACACGGTAGGGTACTCCCATAGCGTCGAGTGCGCGACACTGCGCCGGCCGGCGGGTAACGCCGATCCTCTCGGCGATCTGGTCAGCGGTGAGCAGCATTACAGCAACCCATCCTGTACAGGATTCTGCGCAGGCTTCTTCTTGCGCAGGTCGCGCAGTTTGCGCAGTACATCATTTCTGGTCAGCGTGTCGTCCGAGTGATCGTATGTGTACTCGGCCCCGTTAAACCGGCAGCCGCCGTAGTGCCGCGCGATAGATAGCTGTCCATGCGAAACGCTCCGGATCTGGTACGGCGTGTCGCGCGGTAGCGATTGGATCGCGTCGAGTTCTTCGTCGGTGAGCAGCATCAGCCGCGCTCCGCGATCGTCAGCAGGTCAGCCACGCGGACCTTTCTCGCGCAGATAACGCTCCCATCGCTCCGGGTCTCGGATTGTCGGCCGATTCCTCCACCAGTCACGAAACGTCGTGCCGTCTGGTTCGCTCGGGTTCGCAATCCAGTACAGCGCGAACACGATCGCAAAAACAGCGGCGATCGAACACGCGACCCATTCGATTCGCTCGATCATGCTTCCTCCGCTGGCCCGAACAAGCTCGGCTTCAGGCAGCTATAGCTCCCGACGTGCAACTCGACCACTTCGCCAACCGGCAGCGTCTCGACGATGGACTCTCGGATAAGCCACGCGATGTATTCAGCATCTTCGCCAGAGTAGTCTTTGCGAAGCTCCGTCGGCTTGAACCGTTCCGCCTCTGCTACCGGATCGAAGTCACGCAGCGCGCGCATATGGTCGCGCAGGCAGTAGTCCGAATACTCGCCGTCTGTGATGGCGATGATCTGTCCCTTGCGTATCGTTCGTGTCATGTCATTCCTCCGCTGGCCGGGTGAGGCCGCGCCACTGGCAATCGGGACACGACCACCGATACAACCACCATATAGTCCGTCTGCCGATCCCATAACCTCGTCGGCATCGCCACTCGTATTTGCTGTTCTCGGTGCCGTTGACCGGCGGTTCAGTTTTCGCGTTGAACCACGGCGTGCGCTTACTCATTGCGCATCCCTCGGGCGACCCCTTGCGATCCTGATCTTCTCCATTTCTCCGACCATCGACATGCACTGCTCCGCGAGCGATTCGTGATCGTCTCCTGGCGCGGCAATGCACAGCACGCCGTTGAAGTCGTAGTGAACAGTCACCCCCAGACGGTTCGCAAGGTCAATCGCCTCGCGTGCCGCAACCGTTACGTCGGTTCCCGGCAGGACTTCAACCGTGATGCTCAGATTACTCATTGCTGGCTCCCATTGCCGCGTCGATCCACGAATCGGCGTCAGGATTGCTGTAACCGAGGAACACCATCCCTGCCGGAATCACCCACTCCCCTTCTGGATACGTCGCAACGCAGAATTCTCGATTGGCTCTCAGCCACCGATACCGCCGCGCATCCTGCTCGGCCTCGGCAAGCTGCCGGCGCAGTTCGTCGCGCTCGGCGGTCAGGCGCTCGATTTCCGCCTTCTGCGCCTCGACGTGCGCGAGGATGGCGGTCATGTTGGCGGGCGAGCAGGCGGCGATGAATGATGCATCGATGCTGTCATGCGACAGTTCGCAATCGCTTGGCGGCACAGCCTCCCACGCATTAATACGAGCGACGCAATGCACGCCGGCATTTGCTGGCATCGTCACCCACGGCCCCGGCGTCGGCCCCGCTGCCAGCGCGTCCCGCACCTGGGCGAGCGCGGCTTGTGCGTCAGTCATGCTGCCCCCTTGCCTTGAGCATCTCGTCAGCCATCCGGAAGGACGCGGCTGCGATAGCAGCAAAGTCCACTCTGCTCTCGGGGCCGGCGACTTGCATGGCAGCGAGCAAAATCGGCTGCATCGCCTCCGCCGCGAAGTAGTCGCGCAGGGTCATGCCGCCCGTGTAGTTATGCTGCCCGTCATGCGGAAATGCAGGCCCGCCGTCATTGATGCTCATGCCGCCTCCCAATCTCTGCTGCGGCTCGGACGATGGCGCGGCGGGTAGCGGCGAGATCGTCCTCATCTTGTCGGCCGAACCGCTCCAGCGATCGAAAGTGGTAGAACTCTGCCCCGTTGAACAGATTCAGATTCACTGCCAGCCGCAGCGCGTCGCCGTCGTCGGTGAGAGGGCTCCATCTACTCAGCACGCCATCGAAATAGGCGTCGTTGCCGACCCACTCCCCGCGCAACTCTCCGCAGGCAATGGCCGCCAGCCGTAGCAGTTCGCGGTCGTCGTCACTCAGCATCGCTGCCTCCGATTCTCGGCATGACCGACAGGTCAACAAATCGCGGATCGCCGAACGTCGGAAACTTAAGCGTCCACGCTCGTCGCCCGTGCGGCTTTACAACGACGCCATCGCGGAGCTTGAGTCCTGTGGCATCGACAATACGACGAATCAGATGCTCCGCCTCGCAAGCCCTCTCGGCCCACGGAACGGCGATCAGGTCAAGGTCGCGCGTGAATGAACCGTGCAGGCCGATGGCGTATCCCTCCTCCCACGCGAGCTTTCGGGCGATGGTGTAGACCCGGCCATAATCGGGGTCGATGATCCCGTAGGGAGCGCCGGTCGGCTCGGCATCGTTTCGATAGCTATCCGCCATTCCCTTGTAGACACCCAAGTCGTCGCCACTTGCCGGCGCTGGCTTCGGCTCGGTCTGCGGAACCGGCCACCCTTTCGTTCCGTCGGCGGCGTCCCTGTAATGGCAAGCGTCGCCGTCCTGACATGGACACGTAGGATCGTTGCCTATACACGGCTCGGCCTGCTGCGCGGCTGGCGCAGCGGCAACCATGGCGCTATACCAGTTCGCGTGGTCCGCGTCAGGAGAGCATCCCGGTGCGTGCCAGTCATAGCCGTCCATCATGCCGACCGCGCTCAGCATCTCCGGCGTCGGCTCCACCGGCACCAGCTTCCATCCGTGCGGCACGGCTGGCGTTGGCTGCGCATCGACCAGTGCGCGCAGGTAGTCGGCGGCGCGAATCACGTCTACCGTGGCGAGGTCATAGTGCGGCACAGACAGCGCATCGGCCAGCGCGCGGAGTTCGTTTGCGTCCATCGTCATTTCTCCTGATCCTCGTGCACAAGGGATTCGGGATAGCACGCTTGCGCCGTCGTGCCGTCCCATCCAAGACGAGAGACAGCAGCATCGAACCGCACGAACACCGTGCTTCCGTCCGCAGAAACACTTGACACCTTGCCGCGCTCGCAGTCGCTATGTGTGCGATCACCGTAAGCGTGCATCGGCACGTAAACGACTCGATCGCCTGGGGCGAACGGACTCATGCGTTGCGGCATCGTCATTTCTCCTGCGGCACGGTGGCCGGCACATCAAACTGCTCATAGATCAGCGCGTCGAAATTGTCCCGTGCGGCGTACCATGCGGCGACCCGTGCGGCGGCCCCTGCGGCGACCCGTGCGGCGGCCCATGCGGCGGCCCGTGCGGCGGCCCATGCGGCGTCCCATGCGGCGTCCCGTGCGGCGTCCCGTGCGGCGGCCCATGCGGCGGCCCGTGCGGCGGCCCTGATCGACTCGTCGCCGGTCATCAGGTAATCGAGCACAACATCCGGCGGGTCGTCGTACAGGTGGATCACCGACAGCGCCTGCATCCGGGCGTAATAGCGCAGCGTCTCGGTGATATCTGCGCGCTGAATGATCCGGCGGCGACGGCACACGAACTTGTCGTGATCCTCGGTCACAATGTCGTCGCACTCGACACGGCACAGAACTGGACCCGGCGCGTATTCCAGCGCATGAGCCGGCCTACGGCTGGCGTGCAGGCCGGTCAAGCAAATCTTGACCGGGCCGGTATGAACGAGCCATTCGCCGTCCGGCGGGATCGGCCTGCCGTCGCGCAGGGTTGACCCGACAAAATGCCACGCTTCGATCATCTATTTCTCCTGCGGCACGGTGGCCGCGAGCGCGGCAAGCTGCTCAGCGAGCGACCGACACTCGGCGCGGACGTACTCGATATCTCGATACACGGCGTCGTCATCGAACGAGTACGGGGAGCCGGGTTGCAGGTCGCCCGCGTGCGCGCAGTCGAAGCCGAACCAGTTCCCGGCAAGCCCGTCAAGCTCGCCAGAGAAGGTCAGGCTGCCATGGACATCGAACAGGATATCGATGCGCGGCGCTTCCGGTTCACAGACAAAGGCCGTGAAGATCCCGCGCTTGCCGAGCGGCGACTGCAATGCGGCCTGCGCGCTGTCTCGCAGCGAATCCGGCACAACGTCCGAATACTCCTTGCCGTGCAGCGGATGGCCTTCCGGCACGCGGACATACCCGCACAGGTGGCCGCTTCGGCCGTGCCGGATGATGTGACAGAGCAGGCCGGCGTGATCGAAGGTTTCTTCGTCCGGTTCATTGGTCCACGGGCCTTGCGGCCAGGCATCTTTGTTCATCGTTGCACCTCCACAGGTTTCGTCACTCGCTGCGCCGGGTCGTCCGACGCGCTTCCGCACGCGGCGAGGCCGGCGGCGATCAGGGCGATCAGCAGGGCGAGGGCGTAGCGGTTCATCGCGCCGCCTCCTGGGCCTGCTCCCACGCCCGATTGACCTCGGCCATGCGCGCGTCGGTGCCGCCGCGATCCGGGTGCGCCGCGCTCGCTGCACGCCGGTATGCCGCGCGCGCCTCGTCGAGCGATGCCGTCTGCTCGACGCCCAGCACCGTCCACCAGCCGCTCGCTGCCGGCGCTGGCAGCGCCTTGAAGCCGGCGAACGTCGCGCGCACCAGCGCGAGCGTCCCGTGCCGCAGCTCGACGCGCCGCGCCTCGATGATGTGGTGGATCGCCTGCAGGTTCGCCGCCGGCGTGTCGTAGCGGTCGACGGGGATGCAAACCTGCGCGCCGTCCCAGGTGAACCATGCCGCGACGCCGGGATCGGACGGCTTCTCGACGCCGAGCGTGCAGTTCGACGACAGCACCAGGTCCTTGATCGGCTGGCGGCTGTCGGTGCCGAAACGGCGCAGCGAGTCGTCGACGTTCTTCAGCGCGCCGGCGAGCGAGGTCTTGAACGCACCGCGCTCGCGCTGCTTGCTGCGCGGGATCGTCGGGGGCCAGCAAAGCGGGTAGGCGTTGATGGTCACGATCCAACAACCTCCCCATCCGGCTCCCACGTGAACTCGCCGACCGGCCGGTGCATCTGGCAGTGAACGCAGTAGGTCCCGCCGTAGAACTTCGGATCGCGGGCGTACGTCTCCGCGAGCGCAAGCCCCATCGTCGTCACCGTGCCGCAGGTCCTGTGCAGGTAGGAGCGCCGCACCGGCCGGACGAAGCCCTTCGAGCGCTCTTCATCGCTCAGAACGAGGTAGGCCTCGGCTTGCGGGCGCGGCGCGTCATCGGTGCCGTGCGTCAGACGCGGATCGGTCGGGTCGGTGGTCAGGCTCATGCTCGGCCTCGAAGGGTGCGATCGTGCTCGGCAAGGCGCTTTGCCGCGGCTTCGTCGACAAGCCGAAACTCGATCGAGTCGGCGTGTCCGTGCGTGAGTAGGGTCGGCGGGCCCGGTGCGAACGCGGCGGCGCATCCCTGAATGTCCTCGGCGGTGATCGTCACCGTTCCGCGCCCGACGCACTTCCAGACGATGAGCGCCGCGAGCTTCTGCCAGTGTCCGTCGATCTGCTGCAGGATGACGCTGTCCGGGTTGATGGTGATGTTCAAGTCGACCTCCGTTGGATGAGCTTCCCGCCCGCGAGCGACGGAACGTGCGAGTGATCGCTGCCGGGCCGACGTACCACAGCCGGCGAGCGGTACGGCTGCATCGGCGGCAGCGCCGACAGGCTCGGGATCGCCAGCCGCCCGGCGCGGGTCAGCCGGTAGCGGTTCCACTTGAGCGCGACGAGGCCCTCGGCGATGAGCAGCTCGGTCGTGCGCACGATGAGCGACGTCGGGTGCGCACTCATGCAGCGCGCCAGCTCGGCGCTGTTGCGCGGTGCGACCTGCAGGGCGCGCAGGACGGTGCCGCGAAGGGGATGGGCGTCGGTGGTCATCCGAACAGCCCCGGTTCGCGCTGCCGCTGCACTTCCTGCAGCGTCGCCAGCACCGCGATCATGCAGTCCAGTTCGCGGAGCGCCTGTTCGCGATTCATGAGCCGATCTTCAGCATATTGAGCGAAGCCGCGCTTCGTGCGAACCGACCGGAGCAAACTGCGAATCACGAGCGACTGTCTGGCGATGGTGATTGTCTTCTTGTCTCGATACCGACGATGCGCGTCGCGGCTGCACTGCGCGCAAACGACCCATCCACGCTTCTTGAGCGCCCCGAACTCGCGGCGGTCGTGCCCGTTACGGCAGTGCGTCTGCTTCAATGCGCGCGCGATGTTGCTGGCTCCGGCTCCTCCTCTTTTGGTGTTCTCCGCAACGGTGACTGGCTCCAGGTGCCACGGGTTGACGCAGGCTCGATTGCGGCAAAGATGATCCAAGACCAATCCGTCTGGAATTTCCCCTCTGTGCAGGATGTAACTGACGCGATGTGCCTGTGCCGGATATTTTGTCCCGGCCCGTTTGCTGCCCGTGCAAATCTGACCGTATCCGGTCGGCCTGAGAGAACCGAGCCATAGCCAGCACCCTGTCATCGGCTCTGGTTCGTAGAGCGACTGCAGGCGCTCCAATGTTCCGTCCGTGAGGTCCAAGCGGCGCGTCAAGACCATAGCGGCGCCTCGGCGAGGCACCGCGATCTGGTCGGCGAGGGCGACGGCGCTCATGCCTCTTCCGCCTCTTCTTCTTCGTCCTCCGTCTCGTCGTCGTCGAACTCGCCCTCGGACGGTTCCGCCTCGTCGTCGTCCTCGAAGAGCGGCGGCTCGTAGTCGGCCGAGGGCGGATCGAAGCTGATCTCGACCGACTGGCGCTGCAGGTCATACAGGCGCGCGATCTGCTCGCCCGACGGATAGCCGCGCACCGTGAAGACCATCTCGACCTGGCCGCCGTCGACGAACGCGAGCGTGAACGCCTCGATCTTCGTATCGTCGATCACGATGTCCGCGCGCCCGCTCACCCCGAAGTGCACGGTCAGCGTGCCGCCGACCAGGCGTTGCGACCACTTGATCGAGCCGAGCCGGTCTCCCGAGAACTTCGGCACCAGCAACTGGTCCGGATGCGCGGCCTGGTCGGCGAGGTCTGCGCCTTCCTCGGGCTCTGCGCGCTTGAAGAACGAGTCGCGCAGCAGCGGGTGGAAGTGCGCGAGCACGCCGTTGTCGATGCGCATCTCGAACTTCAGGTCGGCCACCGGCACGCGCTTGTTGCCGTGCTTCTCGGTGGTCGTGTTCATGTGCGCGAAGAGGGCGTTGCGGCGGTCGAATTCGAGCATGTCGGGGCTCCTGGTAGGGTGTGGTGGCGGTCAGGCTTCGCTGCCGTCGTGGCCGTCGTCGATGTCGAGCTGCAGTTCCGCGCCGGCGTCCTGCACCTTCACGCCGCTGGTGAGCAGCTCGACGATCGTCTCCTGCCCCGCCACGGCCGCGCGGTAGGTCTCCTTGACCACGTGGCGGATCGCCTGCGCCTGGCTCGATGCGCGCACGAGGTGCTCGGCGGCGGTCTCGGTGTTGATGACTCGGTAGATGCGAAGGGACATCGGTCACTCCGCGCGAGTCAGTTGCTTGCGGCGCCGGCCGCCGTTATTTCCGACCGGGGTTGTCAGCGCTCGATCGACGGACCATCCGCGCCGCAGCCGATCGGAAAGCGTGAATACGCTGATGCCGATTTCCGCCGCCCAGTCCGTCATCACCATCGTGCGACCGTTGAACGTCAAGGTGTGGTTGTCCGTGCGGTTCCTCGCTTGCTCGGCCGTGGTCGCCCAACGGCAGTTGCCCGGTTCGTACCCGCGCGCGTTGTCGATCCGGTCGATCGTCGCGCCATCCGGGCGCTCACCCATATCGGCGAGGAAATTCTCGAACGATTCGCGCCACCGATCGCATACGCCGATGCCGTTCGCTCCGTATCTGTCGTAGCTCGCCGAATTCGCGTCGTAGCACCTGCGGACCATCCCGAGCCACACTCGATGCGTCGGAGTGCTCGTCATGCCGTGCACTCGCTTGCGTCGAGATGACAGCTCGGCGCTCAGGCATCCGCACGAGGACGCCCGGCCACTGCTGACGCTGTACGGGTCGACGACCTTGACCGCCCCGCAAGCGCATTGAACGCGGAGCATGGTTCTCGTCTTCGCGCCGCGCCTTGCTACCCGGTCGGCGCCGACGACCGTGAGGCGGCCGTAGGCGCGACCTTGCATCTGCTGAACGAGCATGCCTCTACTCCTTCGCCTTCAGCAGTTTCCGCAGACGACCAAACTCATTCGAGCAATCGGGCTGCTGGTCGTCCGGCAGGTACTGGATCAGGTCGCCGAGGGCGTCGAGCGCGTCGAGGTCGGCGGACTTGTGGATCTTGTCCACCAGCTCGGCGTAGGTGATGCTCGGGGCGTCGGCAGGGGGCTCGGTGGCGGCGTCGAGGCCGGCGGACTGGTCGGCGTCCATATCGGCGTCCTGCGCCGGCGCCGCGCCGCGCCTGGCCGTACGCGCGCGGATCGCGTCCTTCGCCTTGTCGGCGGCGGTCTTGCCCGCTGGCGGCGGCTCGTCGCCGTCGACCGGGTCGAACCACTCGGCCGGCGTGCTCATGCCGTCGCGCAGGCTCGCGTAGATCTTCTTCAGCGCCACGACCTGCGCGGGCTGGATCGCGTCGAGCCGGCGCTGGATGCGTGCCTCGATCTGCTCGCGCGTCACGCCGTACGCCGAGAATGCCTCGAGCATCTTGTGCATCGCGTCCGGCGAGGTGTCGGCCTTCGCCTTCATCGTCGCCTCGCACTGCTTCACCGCGGCCTCGGTGACGTCCCCAGGGATCACCGCGAGGATGCAGGCCCGCAGGCGGCGAGAGCCCTGGTTGGCGACCATCTCGTACACGTCGCGCGGATCCTCCAGGCGCGTCACGCCGCGCTTCGTGTGCCGCACGTGCGGAACGTGAAAGGTCACCTCGCGACGCGTGTTCGTCTCGACGTCCCATGCGAACGCCTGCACGGTGCTGCCGCCGTTGCTCTGCTCGAGCTCGCGGATGCCGAACTGGAAATTGCCCCACTGCTGCGCCATCGCCTCGGCCAGCCGGATCGACGGGCCCGAGACGTCCGAGCCGCCGCGGCTGTACTGGTAGATCGCGCTGTCGGCCAGCGTCGGGCGCGTGCAGGCATTCAGGATCCGATCCATCGCGGCGATCGGGTCGCGCGGGTTCATGCGGGCGATCACCATCGCGGCCTGCACTTCGGCGATCGCGCGCTGCTGGTCGGATTGTGCGAGCGCGCCGCCGCCCGGGCGGGCAGCGATCGGCGCGTCGCCGAACGGGTTGGCGGAGCGGGTTGCGACGTCGTTCATGTCGGTCATGTCCTTGCGTGGGTGGTAGCGGGTTTTCAGGCTGCCTTGACGAGGAACCGCCGCGACGGCTCCCCGGCCTTGACGAAGCGCTCGTAGACGTCGGGCAGCGCGGCCTTGAGCGCGGCAGAATCGAGGCGCCTGGCCGGCGCCGCGGCCTTCCAGGTGGCGAGCGTCTTGCCGGTCGGGTCGGTGAGCGTGTCGGCCTCGCCCAGCGCGCCCATGACGACGGCGCGCGCCTCTTCCTCGGCCGCGTCGAGCGCCTCGCGCTCGGCCTTGATCGTGCGCAGCCGCGCGACGGCTCGTTCGACGTCCGCCGATGCGACGACGCTGGCCGACCTGCTCGCGCGCCCGTAGCGGGCCTGCATGTCGGCGTAGCTCACCGGCTCGGGCGGCTCGCCGCGCTGCACGCGCGACCAGAATTCGGCCTCGGCCTCGATCAGCATCTCCTGCAGCTCGCGGTCCTCGGGCACCTCGTAGATGCGGAAGTCCGACCCGCCGATCAGCACCGCCACGTCGGCCACGGCGATGCTGGTCACGGCCATGTAGTGCTGCACCTGCAGCAGGTAGATCTGCGGCACCTGGTCGGTCCCGGGCTCGCCCCAGCCCTCGGCGGTGCGCGCGGTCTTGGCCTCGAAGAGGCGCAGATCCGCCTGCCCCTCGGCGCCGGCGAAGCCGTCGATGTTGGCGACCATGAAGTCGCGCTCGGGGTGGCGCAGCATGCCGGTGGGCACGCGCACCTCGCGCCCGGTCTCGTCGGCGTACGCCTGACGCACGACCGGCTCGAGGTAGCGGCCCCAGCGCATCGCCTCGTTGTCGGGTTGCGACGCGACCTCGCCGCGCTTTTCCTGGAACACCTGCAGCGGCGTGCGCCACTTCGACAGTCCGAGGATCGCGGCCACGTCGCTGCCGCCGATCCCGGTTTTCCGTTCCTCGAGCCACTGTTCTCGGTTCATGCTGCTCTCCTGAGCTTGCGCGCCGCCCGCTGCGGCTGCTGCCCGAACATCGGCCGGATCGCGAGCCCGCGCGGATGCCGGCGGGTCAGGTCGGCCACGCGGGCGAGCAGCTCGCGGTAGGCGTCGTGCGAGGCGCGCATGGCGAGGATCTCGTTGAGGCGGTCTTTCATGGCTCAATCCATCCGTGCGAGAAGCGCCGCGAGCTGCGGCCACACCTGATTCGGCCGTCCGTCCAGCCAGTCGAGCAGCGACACCGCGCCGCCCACCACGAACGCGAGCAGCAGCAGGAACGCGCAGCCGCAGACGGCGAGCGCCAGCAAGTCGGCGAAGCGGGCCCGGTGCATGGCGAGGTCGGCCTGGCGGGACGCGCGCATCGCGGCGCCCTCCTGGCGCAGGTAGGCGGGCCGCATCACGCCGCTTCCCACGCGACGTCGCGCTCGCGCTGCCACGTCAGCTCGGCCATCTCGCGCACGTGCGTCAGCGCGGTGCACACGCGCCCCGGCGGGTGCAGGCTGTCGAGCAGCTCGGACAGGTCCGGCGTCTCGTACTCGCCGACGAGCATCGACACGCGCACGTCGAGCCATTCGGCCGGCTCGGCGTCGTGGCAGCGTTCCGGCGGTCCGTAGGTCCGCGCCGGGACGGCCGGCGAGAACGCGCCGACAACACGCCACGATTGGCCCAGTGCCTCGAAGGTCACGTCGATGTGGCGGATCATGCTGCTTGCTCCTTCGTGGTCTCGGCGACGTCGGCGGCCGTGGCCTCGGCGACGTCGGCGGCCGCGATCAGTTGCGCAGCAACGGCTCGGGCCTTGGCGGCGTCGAATTCCAGCGAGAGGTAGATGTGCCCGCGCCGAACGCTGAAATCCACATTCCGGCCGTCCGTGCGAACCACGGTGTAGTTGCCCGCTTCTTGGCCGGAAGCCATCACCTCGTAGGCGTATGCATTGCTGCCGGTGGATTGAAAGTCGTGGCTCATGCCAGCAGTCCTCCCAGCTTAAGCACGCGCGTCGCGCGCTCGATCACCTGATCGTCGGCCGGCGTTCGCGCAGCGCGACCGGCGAGCTTGAGCGTCTCCGCGAGGGCTTCGCGCAGCAGGCGGTTCGTGCGGGCGAGCTGCTCGGCATCCTTCTGCAGCAGGTTGGCGCGGAAGCCGTCGGCGGCGGCCTGCGGGCTGTCGGCGAGCCTGGGGAGATCGGCCAGCGCGATGCGCTCGTCGGCGTGGATCGGCGCGGTCGGGCCGGCGTGGCCAATGGGCTGGCCGGCGTTGGCGTAGCGGGTGAGGGCGGCGGACATCTGCGGCTCCGATCGTTGGTGACGATGGAGCCAAGTCTACGCGCAGTTGACCGCACAAGTCAACAGGCAGTAGACGCCATGATTGAGGGTCTACGGTGGGTTGACATTCATAGTCTACGCACAGTAGACTTGCCGGCATGAGCACCGAACTGATCGAACTGCGCGCATACGCAGAGGCAAACGGGGGCATCACAGAGGTGGCCTCAACGCTCGGGGTCACGAAGGGCGTGTTCTGGGCGTGGTTGAACCGGGGGCAGGTCCCGGCAGATCAATGCCCGGCCGTCGAGCGCGCGACCGGCGTGCGCCGATGGGCTCTGCGCCCCGACGACTGGTTCCGCATCTGGCCGGAACTGATGGTCGAGCCCGGCGCCCCCGCAGTCCCCGCTACCACGCCAGAGCCCTCGTAGGGCGTCACGCGATGACGCCAGAGCAGGTGGAGTTGCGCCGCATGGAAGTCGCGGGCGAGATCGAGATCGAGCGGGGCAGCGGCAAGCGGCCCGACCGAGTGCGGAGGGCGCGGTGAGCGATCGCCGCCTCAAGCCCGAAATCCGCGATCGGTGGATCGTGGACATGCTGGCGTATCGCGGCCCGATGGACGTGGCCGAAATCGGCCATCAACTCGGTCTGTCGGTGCGCCACATGCAGGGCGTCGTGCGCGAGCTTCGCAAGGCCGGCGCAATCGAGATAGCGCCGGGTCGGCGTGGCCTTGGGCGGCGCGGCAGGCTGCCAACGTTGTACCGGGTCGTAGAGGACCGGCAGTCGCGGTACGCGCAGGACAGGGTGGCGCGGTGAAGGTCGCCGAGCTTTCGCCGCTTGAGCGCCATCTGCGCGTCGTGCGCACGATCGGCGCGCACCGGCCGGCGGCGCCGGATTACGTCGCCTACGGGCGCATGAAGGCCGAACTGGTGCGCGACTTCCCCGACCTTGAGCCGGCCGAGTACAGCCGGGCAGTGCGCGAGATCGCGCGAGCGACGGGGGTGTGATGCGCTTCATCCGTCACTGGATCAGGCTGCGCTCGTTCTCGGCGGCGCGATGGCTGCGCGCCTACGAACGGGCCGAGCGGAGACATTGGCAATGAACGCGCGCAACGTCTTGGACCGATTCAACGAGAAGGTCCATCGATCGACCGAGTGCTGGACATGGATAGCACGCCGCACGCCGCAGGGTTACGGAAGGTTCAGCTTGCGCGGCAAGAATCGTCTTGCTCATCGAGTGGCATTTGAACTGTTCGTGCGCCACCTGGACGACGGGGAGCAGGTTCTTCATAGATGCGATAACCCATCATGCGTTCGCCCGGACCACCTTTGGATCGGAGACAACGCGGCCAATGTGGCAGATAAGGTTCGTAAAGGGCGCGCGAAGGGGTTTGTAGGCGAGAGCAATCCACGGGCTCTGCTACGGAACAAGGACATCCCAGTAATCAGGAGGCTTGCGGCAAGCGGCCAGATGCAAAAACTGATCGCCGCGCAATTCAACGTCCGCCCACACGTCGTTGGTGAGATTGTGCGCGGGAAGAATTGGAGGAAAGTCACTTGAACGCCCGCGAGTTGGCCGATCGCCTCGCCGAGAACGCCGCGGACGTAGCCGCCATGCTGCTGCCGGCCGGCAAGCGGCACGGGCAGGAGTGGAAGGCGGGGTCGGTCACGGGCGAGGCCGGCGGATCGCTGTCGGTGCGCATCACTGGATCGAAGCGCGGCGTCTGGAAGGACTTCGCTACGGGCGAGGGCGGCGACCTGCTCGACCTGTTCGCGGCCCGCCGCGGCTGCTCGATCGCCGAGGCCATGCGGGAAGCGGCGGCGTACCTGGGCGTGTCGCTGGACGCGCCGATCAAGCCGCAGCGCACTTACTCGCGGCCCGCGAAGCCAGACGGCAGCCGGCCGCGCTCGCGCGTCGCTGCATGGCTCGCGTCGCGCGGCTTGACCGAGCAGACGATTGCCGAGTTTCGGCTGGCCGGAAACCCGGACGATACCGCCGTCCTGATGCCGTACCTGCGCGACGGCGAGCTCGTCAACGTCAAGACCCGCCTTCTCGCCGAGAAGAAGATGTGGCAGGCGAAGGACTCGGAGCCGTGCCTGTTCGGCTGGCATCTGGTCGATCCGAAGGCGCGCAGCATCTGCATCACCGAGGGCGAAATCGACGCCATGACGCTGCATCAGGTCGGCATCCCGGCCATGAGCGTCAATCAGGGCGCCGGAAACCATCAGTGGATCGACTCGGATTGGGAGCGCTTGCAGCGCTTCTCCGACATCGTGTTGTGCTACGACGACGACGACGCCGGCAGGAAGGGCGCGCGCGAGGTCGCCAACCGGCTCGGGCTGGATCGCTGCCGGGTGTGCAGGTTCCCGACGAAGGACGCGAACGAGTTCCTGTTGGCCGGCGCCAACGCGGATGACTTCGCCTTCCACGTCCGCGAGGCGCGGCCGATCGACCCGGATGAACTGGTATCGGCCTCGATCTTCGTCGACGAGGTAATCGCCGACCTGCACACGCTGGCCGATGCGCCAGTCGATCCGGCGCTCTACGTCGGCATGGATCACGAGTGGTTCCGGTTTCGGCCCGGCGAGGTGTCGGTATGGACCGGGTACAACGGCCACGGGAAGTCGCAGTTTCTCGGTCAGGCCATGCTCGGCCTGATGCGCAACGACGAACGCGTGCTGATCTTCTCGGGCGAGATGTTGCCGAAGAAGATCATGTCGCGCCTGACGCGCCAGGCGGCCGGCTGCGGCGATCCGACGATCCCGTACATCCGCCAGGTCAATCGCTGGTTCGATGATCGCCTGTGGCTGTACCGGCACGTCGGGCAGGCCGACAGCACGCGGCTGCTCGAGGTGTTCGCCTACGGCGCCAGGCGGTACGGCATCCGGCACTTCGTCGTCGACTCGCTGATGATGCTGGCCGACGTGCCCGAGGAAGGCAAGGGCGCCTTCGAGGCGCAGCGGCAGTTCATGTCGCGCGTGACGGCCTTCGCCAAGCAGTTCGCCGCGCACGTCAACGTCGTGGCTCACCCGCGCAAGGCGGCCGACGAAAAGTCCGGGCCAGGAAAGCTCGACGTCTCAGGCTCCGGGAAGATCACGAACATGGCCGACAACGTGTTCAGCGTGTGGGCCAGGTTGCGCGAGGAAACCGAGGCGGACGACGGCTCGCCGGACGCGAAGGTCGAGCTGCTCAAGCAGAGAAACGGCGAGGCGCAGCACCGGGCCATGTACCTGTGGTTCGAGCCGCGCAGTCTCCAATACTGCATCACGAACAAGCGCCGAGCGGTGCAGTACATGCCGGCCGAGCAAGCGGAGCCTGTGCGGTGAACTTCTACCCGTTTCACATCGGCGACTACGCCAGCGCGACGGCTCACCTGTCGATCGTCGAGGACGGCGTTTACCGTCGTTTGCTCGACGTGTACTACGTCCGCGAAGCGCCGATTCCGGCCGACACGCGCCAGGTGTATCGACTGGTGCGCGCACAGTCAGACTGTGAACGCGAAGCCGTCGAAACGATCCTGCGCGAATTCTTCACCGAGACGCCGGAGGGCTGGCGACATTCTCGCTGTGACGCCGAGATTGCGCGCGCAAACGACAAGAAGCGCAAGGCCAAAGAGTCGGCAGAGGCGCGATGGGGAAATGCGAAGGCAGAATCCGAGCCAATGCGTCCGCAATGCGATGGTAATGCGAACGCATATGCGAACGCACCAGAGCAACCATGCGAACGCATGAAAAGTCCGTGCGAAGGCAATGCTCCCAATCCCAATCCCAATCCCAAAGAAGAAAACACCCCCCTACCCCCCGCAAGCGGGGGGCGAGACCGACCAGGACGGGCCACGACAAGCGACGGCTTCGAGCAGTTCTGGGCGGCGTACCCGAAGCGGGTGAGCAAAGGCGCTGCACGCAAGGCGTGGACCAAGCTGAAACCGAGCGAGCAGCTCCTGCAGGCGATTCTCGCCGGCATCGGGCGGGCCAAGACCTCGGCTCAGTGGCTCCGTGACGACGGCCGCTTTGTCCCGCACCCGGCGACGTGGCTCAACGCCGAAGGCTGGCTCGACGACCCGCCGACCAGCGGCGGGAAACCCGATGAGCAGTGGTGGCTCGGAAGAGGCTTCGGCACGCGAGAGTCCGCGATCGCAGCCGGCGCCAGGGAACCGGCATGACCTGCGCCAGTTGCCGCCACGCCAAGCCGCACCCGCTCGCAGCCGTCCGGCACCAGGTCTGCGCGCACCCGCGCGCCTACCGGCCGCATGGCGTGCTGCCGGCCACCGCCGTCGTGCTGGCGCGCACCGAGGGCCGCTGCTGGGCGGCGAAGCGATGATCGTCATCACACTTCCGTATCCGATCTCGGCCAACCGATACTGGACGCAGTTCACCATCCGCGGTCGGCAGATGCAGGCGCCGTCGAAAGAGGCGAAGGTGTTCAAGCGCGAGGTCGCCGAGCGCGCTCTCGAGCAGGGCCTACGCAAGCCGATCGCCGGGCGCGTCGCCCTCACCCTGCGCCTGTACCCGCAACGCCCACAGGATGCCGCCCGACGCATTGCGCGCAATCCGATGAACTGGGATGACGACGTCCGCTGCCTGGACCTCGACAACAGCCAGAAGGTCGCGATCGATGCGTTGAAGGGCATCGTGTTCGAGGACGACAAGTGGGTGTGGCGGATCCTCGCCGAGCGCATGGAGCCCGATGGCGAAGCGCGCCTGGTCGTGGCCGTCGAGCCGATCATGCGCGTGTCGCCGCAGGCTGCGCTGCCGATCGATGTTCCACGAGAAACCGAGGACTTCTTCGCGTGACCGACATCGACGCCATCGTCCCGGCGTCGGCCGACGAGGCTGACCGCGCCGCCTTCCGTTCGGTCGAGGCCGCGCTGCGCTTCGCCTATGGTCAGCGCCACCGCGGCGAGCCGGACAGTCTTGCCCGCCACCAGAAGCGCGAGGCCCGCGGCGCTCCGATGTTCGAGGACGCCGAGGAACGCGCGGCCTGGGCGGGGGCCATCCGTCGACGGCTGGAGACCCTGAGCCCGGCGCGGCGTTCCGTCCTGGTGGTCCGGTTTGCACCCCGCGCGTTGCCATGCTCGTGCCGGCGCCCCTGCTGCTCCGGTTGGGCCAAGAACGCGGAGTGGACCGAGGCATGTGCGGACCTGGTCGAGCTGTGCATCGAGGCTGTCGCGGGGCAGCTCGCGAACCGCCAGCTGCGCGCCGGGATCGTGCGAAAGTGGTCGGGCGAACGGGTCAACCTGGGCATCCTGGCTGAGCGCTGCGACGTGCATCGCAACACCGCCGGCAAGCAGGCGAAGCTCATCCGCAAGTGGCTGGACCGGCTCGAGCACCAGGCGCTGAAGGAGGCGGACCAATGCCTGGTCGGGGCCTCCAATTGACAGGCGTGTGCACTGCGTGCTGAAATTGCGGGCAATTCAGGCACTGTGGATAGGTGCCCCAAGGAAGAGCCCGGCCGGTCGCGAGACCCGTCGGGCTTTCGTCTTTTCGGCCGGCTCCGCCCGGACCGCATCTTCCCCATGCCACAAGACCTGATCGACCGCCTCGATGCGCTGATCGCGACTCAGGCCGCATTGGCCGAGGCGATCGGACGTCTGGCTCAGGCGGTCGCGATGATGGCTGGCGCCGACGATGAGCGGGAGCAGGTCCCGACCACGCTGGACGGGTGATGTCCCGCCTGACCACGCTCAAGCCGCGCATCGCCACGCTGGACACGCGCCGGGTGCGCCAGCTCGACGTGACGCCCGGTGCAACACCCAGGCAGCGCGGCCGACAAGGCATGACGCGCCGGGCACGGTGGCTCTCGCTGCATCCGCTGTGCGCGCACTGCGAGCAGGCAGGCAGGGTGACGCTGGCCGATGAGGTCGACCACATCGTGCCGCTGATCGAAGGTGGCGCGGACGACGAGTCGAACTTCCAGTCGCTGTGCTCGCCCTGCCACAAGGTCAAGACGGCGCGCGAGGCGAGTCGCAGGGGGTAGGGGGGTGCGATCCTTGGAGGGTCGAGGCTCGGACACCGGGCGCTCCCTCACGCGGAGGTTTTTTTCTCGTCCGGAATTTCGAGCGAGTACCGCTTTATGGCCAAAAACGAGAGAACCGGGCGACCCGCCCACCAGCCGACCGCGGCGACGCGCCGGAAGGTGACGAACGCGGCGGCCGGCGGCATGGCGCACGAGGAAATCGCGATCGCGCTCGGGCTCCATCGCCATACGCTCGTGAAGCATTACGAGCACGAGCTCTCTGTCGGAGCCATGAACCGACGCGCCGAGGTGTACGACGCGATGGTGCGCACCGCATTGAAGGGCAACGTTGCGGCGCAGAAGGCGCTCCTCGCGATGACGCCAGCCCTCGCAGCGCCGCCGGTGGACGCCGAGAAGCCGCTCGGTAAGAAAGAGCAGGCCAACGCCGACGCGAGGACGGCCGCAGACGGTACCGAGTGGGCTGACCTGCTGCCGCCTGGCGTCTCTCCGCTGCGCAAGGCGGGCTGATGGGCTGGAATCTCTCCTGCCGGGATTGGTGGGAGCGCCTGAAGTCTGGACGATCGCTCGTTCCGGATCTGCCGCTCACGGAGGACGGCGACCGGGCGGTGCGGATCTTCAACAAGCTCCGCCTGGCCGACGTCCCGGGCACGCCGACGATGGAGGAGGCCGGCGGCGACTGGTTCCGCGACATCGTACGCGCGATGTTCGGTTGCATCGATCCGGTGACGCGCGAGCGGATGATCCGCGAGCTCTTCGGCCTGGTGCCGAAGAAGAACAGCAAAACGACGGACGGCGCGTTGCTGATGCTGACGGCGCTACTTGTGAACCTGCGACCGCACGCATCGTTCGTCATGACGGCGCCGGTGCAGGACGTTGCTGACATCGCATTCGACGCGGCGGCCGGCGCGATCGATCTCGATCCGGTGCTCGCGAAGAAATTCCACGTGCGACCACATTTGAAGACGATCGTGCATCGCGAGACGAAGGCGACGCTCGAGATCATGACGTTCGACCCGGCCGTGCTCACCGGGCAGAAGATCTCGGGCGGCGCGCTCATCGACGAGCTGCACGTGTGCGCGAAGATGAGCAAGGCGCCGAAGGCGCTGCGCCAGATCCGCGGCGGGATGCTGCCGTTCCCGGAGTCGTTCCTCGCCTTCATCACGACGCAGAGCGACGAGCCGCCCGTTGGGGTATTTGCCGAGGAGCTTGCGAAGGCCCGGGAGATTCGTGACGGGAAGCGCGAAGGCGCAATGCTGCCAGTGCTCTTCGAGTTCCCACGGGACGTGCAGCAATCGCAGGATCGTCGCTGGGAAGACCCCGCCCTGTGGTCGCTGGTCACCCCGAACCTTGGCAAGTCGATCACCCTCGAGCGGCTGAAGGCCGATCACGCGGACGCCAAGGCGACGAGCGAGGCAGAGCTGCGCGTATGGGCTTCGCAGCACCTGAACGTCGAGATCGGCCTGGCGCTGATGTCCGACCGGTGGGCGGGTGCGGACTTCTGGGAGCGCTGCGGCGACCCCTCGCTCACCCTGGACGCGCTACTCGAGCGATCCGAGGTCGCTGTGGTCGGCATCGACGGCGGCGGCCTGGACGACCTGCTCGGGCTGGTGGTGCTGGGGCGCGAGCGCAATACGCGCCGGTGGCTGCACTGGGCGCATGCCTGGGCGCACGAGATCGTGCTGGAGCGGCGCAAGGAGCTCGAGCCGAAGCTTCGCGACCTTGAGCGTGCCGGGGATCTGAGCATCGTGCAGTCGCCCGGCGAGGACGTCGAGGAGCTTTCCGACGTCGTCTGTCGCGTGCGCGATGCGGGCCTGCTACCGGACAAGCATGCAATCGGCGTCGACGCCGCCGGCATCGGGGCGATCGTCGACGCGATCACCTCCCCCGATCGTGACATCAGCATCGACCAGATCGTCGCCGTGTCGCAGGGGTGGAAGCTCAACGGCGCCATCAAGACGGCCGAGCGTGCGCTGGCCGGCGGCGATCTCACTCACTGCGCTCAGCCGCTCATGGCGTGGGCCGCAGGTAACGCGAAGGTGGTGCCAGTGGGGAATGCCGTGACGATCACGAAGCAGGCCAGTGGCAGCGCGAAGATCGACCCGTTGATGGCGACCTTCAACGCGGTCACGCTGATGGCCCTCAACCCGCAGACTGAACTGCACGACGGCGAGGTCACCTTCGTATGAACCCCGTCGTCTACAACGCTACCGTCGGCGTCGGCGTCGTGCTGGCGTCAGTCGGGGCCGGTGCGCAGTTCGGCTGGCCGGTTGGCCTGATCGTGGCCGGTGCCATGCTGATCGGCCTGTCGGTGTACACGCTGCGGGTGTTGGTGCGCTGATGTTCATCACCGCATCGATGCTCACGGCCGGGCCTGCCGCGTCGGACGACTTCTGGTACGGACCGGTTGGCGCGGTGTCGGCGTCGGGGGCTACCGTCTCGGCGGATTCGTCGCTGCGGCTTTCGGTGGTCTTTGCGTGCGTGCGCGTGCTCTCGGAGTCAGTCGCGAAGATCCCGCTGCGGATGATGCGGGGCGTCAACGAGGTGGTCACGGATCACCCATTGTCGCGCCTGGTCTCGCGCCGGCCGAATCGCTGGCAGACGGCGTTCGAGTTCCGGGAGATGCTGCAGGGCCACCTGTGCCTGCGCTCGAACGCCTATGCGCAGGTCGTCTACGCACCGAACGGCGACCCGGTCGAGCTGGTGCCGCTGCATCCGGATCGGGTGACCCCTGAGCAGATTGGGGATTTCGCGCTGCGGTATCGGGTGGCCGACTGGCAGGGCCGGCAGCGCACGCTGACGCAGGACGAGGTGCTGCATCTGCGGCAATTGCCGCTCGACGGCTTCAGCGGACTGTCGATGGTGGCGGCGCAACGCGAGCCGATCGGGTCGGCGCTCTCGGCACAGGAGTACGCCGGGCGGTTCTTCAAGAACGGCGCGAAGCACGGCGGCATGTGGATCGAGATGCCGGGGAAGTTCGAGAACGACGATGCGCGCGCGAAGTTCCGCGCCGCGTGGCGGACGTCGCTGTCCGGATCGAACGCGTTCGACACGCCGGTGATGGATCGCGGGATGAAGCTGCACGAGCTCGGCATGACGAACGCCGACGCGCAGTTCATCGAGAGCCGCAAGTACAGCGACAGCGACCTGTGCCGGATGTTCCTGGTGCCGCCGCACATGGTCGGGATTCTCGACCGGGCGACGAACAACAACATCGAGCAGCAGTCGGCGGAGTTCTACCAGGGCACGCTGATGGCGCTCTTCCGGCGGTGGGAAGAGGCGTTTGAGGTGCAGCTGCTCACCGAAGACGAGGCGGACGATCTGCGCATCGAGTTCGACGTCAAGCAGCTGCTGCGCGCGAACTCCGAGGCGCGCTCGACGTACTGGCACAACGCGATCTCGGACGGCTGGCTGACGCGCAACGAGGTGCGGCGCGAGGAAGGGTACGAGCCGCTGCCGGGTCTGGACGAGCCGCTGCACCCGCTGAACATGGGGTCGAATGGTGGTGCGCCGGGGGCCCCGAGGAACGGCCGTGCGCAGGCGATCCTCGAGGCGGCGGCCGATCGGGTCGTCGTGCGCGAGTGCAACGCGTTGGCGCGGATGATCGGGCGGCACGCGGGGATGGAGGCCGCGGCGGACTTCTACGCGCGGCATGCGCCGTGGATGGCGAGCGTGATGGCGATCGATCTTGCGGTCGCCGAGCGCGCGTGCGAGCGCCGGTTCGACGAGTTGCGCGCCGAGGGCGGCTCGAGCCAGTTGATCGATGAATGGCGCGAGCTGGGCGGCGCCGAACTGCTGAGGATCATGCAATGAACCCTGTTCTCGCGGCGCTGCTGGCGCAGGTCTGGGCGCTCGATGCGACGGTGATGCACCGTCTCGCCGAGGTCATCGAACGCCACGCGACCGGCGCGCGGCTCGATCAGGTGCAGCTCGAGGCGGCGATCGGAACGGCGCCACAGGCGGCGCAGGCGAGGCGCGATGCCTCGGCCGGCGCGCAGGGCGGTGTCGCGGTGCTGCCGCTCTACGGGGTGGTGGCCCACCGTGCGCACATGGTGCGCAACGTCTCCGGACCGGGCGGCACGTCGACCGAGCTGTTCGGCCACGCGTTCCGCACGGCGCTGGCCGACGACCAGGTCGGGGCGATTCTGCTCGACGTGGACTCGCCGGGCGGGGCGGTGGCTGGCACGCCAGAGCTCGTCGACCTGATCTATGGCGCGCGCGGGCAGGGCAAGCCGATCGTGGCGAGCGCAAACGCGCTTGCCGCGTCGGCGGCCTACTGGATCGCCTCGGCCGCCGACGAGTTCGTCGTGACGCCGTCCGGTTCGGTGGGGTCGATCGGCGTACTGGCGGCGCACGAGGATCGCAGCGAGGCCGCGGCGAAAGAGGGTCGTCGCATCACCTACGTGACGGCCGGCAAGTTCAAGGCCGAGGGCAATCCCCACGAGCCGCTGTCGGACGAGGCGCGCGCCGAGGTGCAGCGCATGGTCGATCACGCCTACGGGGTGCTGGTCGAGTCGATCGCGCGCAACCGCGGGGTGTCCGTGCAGGCGGTGCGCGAGGGTTACGGCGAGGGCCGGGTGTTTCACGCGAAACAGGCGCTCGCCGCCGGGATGGTCGATCGGGTTGAGTCGTTCGACGAGACGCTGGCGCGGCTGGCGAACCCCCGTCGGCGTTCGAGGATTTCGGCTGCACGCAACGCCGTGCGGCTGGCCGAGGTGTGAGTCTCATGCAGGCCCGAAGGTCTGCGAACAGTGAACCGGGCGCCTCGAGCGCCCTTTCTTTTTTCCAGAGGGAACCAGCATGAACAAGGCACTCCGCGCGCTCCTGGCGCGCAAATCGCAGTACGTGGCACAGGCGCGCGCGCTGACCGACCTGGCGGCGAAGGAAGAGCGCGACCTGTCGGCCGAGGAACAGACGTCGTTCGACGGCCTGATGGCGCAAGTCGACGCGCTCGCGCCGCAGATCGAGCGCGAGCAGCGCCTGATCGAAGCCGAGCGGACGATGGCCGGGCAGCCGCTCGACCTGCCGGACGGCAGCCGGATCGAGGCCGGGGCCCCGCAGGCGGCGCGTGACCCTCAGCGCGGTTTCGCGCACTTCGGCGAATACCTGAACGCCGTGCGGATGGCGAGCGTGCGTCCCCAGGCGGCCGACGAGCGGCTGCTCATCCTGTCCGCCGGTCCGACGACCTACGCCAACGAGACGGTCGGCGCCGACGGCGGGTTCCTCGTGCCGCCGCAGTACAGCACCGAGATCGCCTCGGTGATCGAGTCGGGCGAGTCGCTCTTCTCGCGCGTGCGCCAGATCCCGGTGACGGGGAACTCGTTCGTGTTCCCGAAGTCCGAGGTCACGGCGCACGGCACGACCGGCATCCAGGCGTACTGGGACGGCGAGGGCGACCAGATCACGCAGTCGAAGCCCGTGTTCAAGAACTCCGAGATTAAGGCGAGCCGCCTGACCGCGCTCGTGCCGGTGACCGAAGAGTCGCTCGAGGATGCGGCCGCGCTGGGCGCCTGGGTGCAGATGGAGGCCGGCGAGAAGATGGGCTTCAAGGTAACCGACGGCATCCTGAACGGGAACGGCGTCGGGATGCCGCTGGGCATCATGAACGCGCCGTGCCTGGTGACGGTGAGCAAGGAGGGCTCGCAAGCGGCCGATACGCTGCTCGCCGAGAACGTCCTGAAGATGTTCAGCCGCATGCCAGCGCGCAACCGCGCGAACGCCGTGTGGATCATCAACCAGGACCTCGAGCCGCTGCTGCCGGGTCTGTTCGTCGCGATCAAGAACGTCGCGGGCACGGAGAACGTCGGCGGGATGCCGGTGTACGTTCCCCCGGGCGGGCTGACGGGCTCGCAGTACGGCACGCTGCTCGGGCGTCCGATCGTGATGACCGAGGCGTGCGCCGCGGTGGGCGACCTGGGCGACATCGTGTTCGCCGACCTGCGCCAGTACATGGCGATCATCAAGGGCGGCATCAAGTCGGACCAGTCGATGCACTTCTGGTTCGACCAGAACATCCGCGCGTTCCGCTTCGTGCTGCGCATGGGCGGCATGCCGTGGCTGGCGGCCGCGATCGCCCGCAAGAACGGCTCGAACACCCTGAGCCACTTCGTCACCCTGCAGGCGCGCTGATCGCCGGCTGACCAAGGAGATTCAACATGAATGTCAATGCACGACTGGACGAGCAGGTTGCGCTGGTGCAAGCCACCGCGATCGCTGCGCTCGCCACCACGGCCGGCGACGCCGCCTTCGTTTCGATGAAGGGTTACGAGCGCTGCTGCATCGTCATCGATGTCACCAACGGTTCGACGGTGACCGGCGGTGCGGTCACCCTGATCCAGGCGAAGGAGGTCGCGGGCACGACCACGAAGGCGCTCGGCTTCACGCGGATGCTGGCGAACACCGACGTGGCTGCCGCGCAGACGCTGACCGAGACGGCGGTGTCCGGCGATACGTTCACGACCAACACGACCAACAGCAAGCGGCTGCGGTACGTGCTGGACGTGGCGGCGTCCGACCTGGATGGCCAGAACGGCTACGACTGCCTGCGGGTGGACGTGGCCAGCATGGCGAACGCGACCGGCATGGTGTCGTACATCTTGTACGGGGCCAAGTACAGCGGCATGTCGCCGATGGCGGACTGACCTGACGCCGCAACCCGAGAACGGCCGCTCTTCACCGGGCGGCCGTTTCCATTTCCAGAGGACACCATGAAGACCATCCGCCACATCCTCGCCAGCCTCGCGCTGGCCTTCGTCACCGCCGTGTCGTTCGCGCCGCAAGCGCAGGCGCAGGCGCTGACCAACTATGCCGAGAACAAGATCGTCGACGCGGTGTTCCGCGGCCAGACGCTCGGCGCGCCGGCCACCTTCTACGTGGCGCTCTACACGGCGGCCTGCAACGATGCGGGCGGCGGCACCGAGGTCACCGGCGGCAGTTACGCCCGCGTCGCGGTCACGTCGAGCCTGGCGAACTGGGCCGGCACGCAGTCGGCAGGATCGACCACGGCGTCGAGCGGCACCGGCGGCCAGACCTCGAACAACGCGGCGATCACATTCCCCGCGCCGACCGCCAACTGGGGCACGGTGACGCACTTCGCGCTGCTCGACGCGTCGACGGCCGGGAACATGTGGGTGTGCCAGTCGCTGACGGCCAGTAAGACGATAAATTCGGGGGACTCAGCCCCGAGCTTTGCGATCGGCGCCCTCACGGTAACGTTCCAGTAATGGAAGGCAAGCTCTGCACCAAGTGCGCGCGGCTCCTGCCGCGAGATGCGTTCAGGCCGCGCCCAGAGCGTGGCCCGAACGCGCTGCACTCGTGGTGCCGGGAGTGCCTGAACGCGCATCGACAGTCGCGCCGCGTGTCGGCAACGCCTGACGAGAAGGAGCGCGCGCTCGCGCTCGCGCGCCAATGGAAGCGCGACAACCGCCAGCGGAACAGGGCTGCGAAGCGTGCGTGGGAGGCCGCCAACCCGGAGAAGGTGAAGGCGTACACGCAGCGGGTTCAGCGCAAATGGCGCGAGGCGAACGTCGAACTCGCGCGTGAGCGCGTGTTGGCCTCGAAGCGCAAGAAGCCGGACTACTACCGCGAGCAGCAGCGGCAGATTCAGAAGCGCGACGCGCACAAGTACCGCGCCAAGTACAAGGAGTACATGGCGACGAAGCGCGGCGCCACGCCACCGTGGTTCGACAAGGTGCTGGTCGAAGAGGCCTATCACCTGGCGCAGTTGCGGACAAAGGCGACCGGCTTTCAGTGGCACGTCGATCACATCGTGCCGCTGCAGTCAACGATCGTCTGCGGGCTGCACACGATAGAGAACCTGCAGGTGATCCCCGGTGCCTTGAACATCTCGAAGGGTAACCGGCACTGGCCGCAGATGCCGGGGGAGAGGTGACCGATGCGCCTGGCTGACCTGCCGGCCGAGACGCTGCGCGCGACGTCCGATGCCGACGCGCCGCTGCGGCTGATCCAGCTCGGCAGTTGGGTCATCGTCAGGCCCGAGGCAATCACGATGCTGCGCGCGATCGACAAGGTCGTGGAGGTGTACACGCACGCCGGCTATGTCGGCGCGCTCACGGCGATGTCGCTGCTCCGGATGGTCGATCGCTATCGGCAGTTCGACTGGGTGCTGCTGTCCCGTGCGGCGGCTGCCAAGCGGTCGGCGATCCTGCGGATCGATCACGCGCCGGCCGGGAAGAAGGTGGTTCGGGCGGCGCGCGTCGCAGGCGTTGCCGAACCCGTTGTGATTTCAAGGCGCCACTGGATGCCGGTGCGCGCGCAACTGCTTGGAGGTAGACCATGACCCTCGTCGAAGCGATCACGAACCTGACGGCCCTCGTCACCCAGATGGCGCAGGCCCAGCAGGCAACCGGGATGACGGCCGAGCAGGCGGCGCTGCTGCAACAGGTGTCGGCCGATATGGCGGCGCTCAAGTCTACGCAGCAGACGGTGCTTGGCACGCTCAACACGCATACCGAGCAATTGTCGGGCCTGTCTCAGCAGTTGCAGGCGAACAGCGCCGCCGACCAGGCGAACGCAGCAGCCGACAAGGCGTTGCGCGACGCGATCGGCGACACGTCGCAGCTCGGGTGA